CCACCTGCTCCCATCCGTGTGCTACGATAGATGCTCCGTTATTAGCGGATATACCCGAATTGCCGTTGTTTACGGTAGGAAGTCCGCAAATCTTAACTACGGCTGCATACAAATCTTCCTTCGACACTTGTGCATCGGCCTGCGAGAAGTCTGTTTTTACAAGCTCTACATCAGCAGCGAGGGAAGAATCAACCGACTTCAGCTTGATTGCTCCGTATTCAGCCAGGTTATCAAGATCGTTCGTATCTACATCACAATTCACAAACTTCAAGAAGCTCTGAATCTGCTGCTCTACACCGTCAAGACGGTTACTTTCAAGCCTATTGATAGCATCAAGAAGCGGAAGAACTATCTCAAACGCACCAAGACGGGCATTGTTAGCCGGATATTCAAATATCGGGATAGTACCAAGCATATTCGGTGTTACCTTAACACCCGAACCGTCTGAAGGTGCTTCCACAAGGCAACCGTCAGGGAACTTGAATACATACTTATCAGAATATGCCGTGAAGTGCTTTACCCCATACTCGTCTACTATGTAGTTAACACCAAGCAGGCGCTTGTTACCGATAGCTGAAGAATAGATTACGAAGGTGTTACGAGGATCAAGTGTGAAAATCTCGAACGGTGCATCGTCTACTTCGGTAGGCTCGTCGGCCTTTACGAAGCGGTATGCCGTACCGCAAATCGTATTCCACTCGATTATTTCTTCGTCCTTCTTTGCCTTGTTCTCTGAATACATAAAGTCATTCAGCTTCGAGATAGCTGCACTATCTACCTTTTCCGAATGTCCTACATACTGTACGGGATCTCCGATAAGGTACGAGGTCTTGAAGGTAACAATCTCGAAAGCGTGGTTTACCACGATCTTATTGTTTATGTCCTCACGAACCTTTTTGACACGGTTTAATATCGGCTGATTGCCCTTATAGTAATTGTAGAGATAGTTTATGTCAGTAGAATTGATAGTATGAGCGGTGATAGCATCGTTTACTATCTTGCCAACATTATTGACGGTAACTTCTTCCGCATCGGAAAAAATCACCTTCCTGCCAAATGTAACCTTTTCTATCGCACTTACACTACTCATATCTCTACCTCGCAATTTGCAAACCGTTTGCAAATTCTTTAATTACATAAATGACACATAATTAAACGGTTGTCAATTTTTTCGAGCAAAGTTAAACCCCGTAGATGCCTGACTACGGGGTTTAGGAGAGATAACTCACAAAAGAATACAAAGTGATCGTCTACCTACTTGAAGTATAGCATTATCGTTTCATTCGGGCAACTAAATAAAAACCCGTGATGCTAAATACATCACGGGGAAACATGGGAAGATTACAAAGCGAAAGGGGGGCTTCCGCTTCATACCTCGATGTTACCACGGGCGTTTCATAAATTCAACACGGTTAGTAACCGGACGCTCGACAAAATCTGCTGCCATAGCAAGGCTATCGGGTGCGTCGTCATGCTTGTTACCGCCTACGATCTTGAATGAGAATGTATTGAGGATAAACGCCTGATAGGTCTTACTCCGCTTGTTATCTTCCAGGAAATAGAACCCTCGTATCGTAGCGGCCTTATCCATAATACGAGCTTCCTTCGCCTGATTATTCGGGGCGGCTTTTGTCATAAGATTTATCTTCAGCCCTTTAGCCTTCAAAGCCGTTTCTACTTCTTCCTTATAACTCATAGTCATTTTGTTACACTCGAAGCGTACCGCCGTAACACCGTACTTCTGAATAGCATCTACTATCATAGCCTGCGTACGCCCCTTTTCTTCATTAGAGTAGACACAATCCACAATATAACATGAGCCGTCGGTATACTGAAATACAACCGGAGCAGCCGTGTAGTCGCCACCACCAAAAGCAGGATCTACCGCCATGAACTTCCTTACAAGCATATCGTCCGGCGGTAACTCACCGTTGTAGTAAAGCATTTCAGCAGGCTCGAACAGACTACCGCTACGCTCGATAGGCTCTTGCATATATTGAGCTTCCCACGATGCAAGGTCGTTGTTATGCTCAAACGATGCCATTCTCGACTTATAGTAATTAGTGTCGAATCCTACACCGTAATCGTAATTGAAATTACTCTCCCCGTTCTCATTCAAAGCAGGAAGGGTGATAATCCTTACTCGGTGATTAGCAAACTCTTTAGATGTGGTTACTAACTCCCTGCGAAGCCCGATAGGATCTGATAAGCTCCACCTTGTACCGCACCAAAGTATTTTAGCCGTCTGCTTCGCACGGGGAAGCAGGTTGTTATCGACTTTAAGCCACACATTCACAAGCCTATCCTTGTTCATAGCTTCTTCGATAGAACCTATAAGGTCGTCTGCTATCAGAAACCCGTTGCAATCCGTAGCACCATTTAGCGTTCCGTATAATGATCTTGCCGTCATGCTTGCATAACGCTTCTTACGGTCTATATTGAAGTATTCTTCTTTAGCATTAGTGTCGGCTACTACCTTGCCTGGGAATATATCACTCCACCTATAAGTAACCTTATCGCCTATGATCTCAAGGCAACCCGTGTAGAACGCATTAGTGATGTAGTCCGAATAAGCAGAATACAGATTACTTGCTTCCGGATTGCGGCCTACAAGCCATGTAATTGCGAACATCAAGAGAGATGTTTTTCCAACGCGGGGCGGCATCGACAAAAACAACTCGTCTAACTTATCGTCTGCTAAATCCTGAATAGCATCTGCAAGCGGTTTAAGTGTGCTCCTTCTCGGCAAGTAAAACCTATCCCTCGGCTCTCTGTTCCACTCTAAAGCTATCATATAAGAATCGAAGTCATACGGTGCTACCTTCGTGAACACCCTTTTGAGCAGGTCGTCGAACTGTTCCGCAAAATCTACATCGCACTCCTGCAACTCACGATTGAGCATAGATGCTATCCACTTCAGCGTGTTTACATTCTCGCTCGGTGCATCGTAGACTAACCCGAATAAGTCCTCGTAGTTTTGGTATTCATGCGGATTGCTCCTTATCTCGTAGATAATCTGATTTACAAGCTCTACACCGCTACTCATACGACACCACCTTCTTCGGGCGGGGTAATATCCTTAAAGGTATGCCTACGCCTGATTGCTTCCTTATCGTATTGAACATCAGGAACGGTAACTGAAGTGTCTACATTTATCTTATCAGCAAAGCCGTGGAGATTTTTAAGCTGAAAGATTACCGATACCGTATCAGCGTTGCCGTAAAGCGAAGCATTAGTGAGAACATCGGCTATCAGATCCCGTACTCGTTCAAGGTAATCCGTAACCTCGTTCTTATGAGTATTCATGTAGTTATTCAGCTTACTACGGCTAATCCCTAACCCGATTGAGGTATAAGTCAGCATAGACGGAAAGTGTTGTGCTGCCGCACACGATGCAAAGTATTCTTCCGTCTTATCTATTACCTCGTTGAGATCGTCCAGGTTTACCGCCTTGATGTTACGAAGCTGCTTTCTCGACACGGCATTACTCACCTGCATAAGATTGTCGGCAAGCATAGCTCCCTTATGTGCATCTGCCGTGGCCTTGTAGGTAGGTGATTGACCGTCAAGCCTACCCCTTTCTTCATTTTGTATTTTGAGCTGCTTATCTTTCGCAAGCAACGCAGGCATATTACTCGACTTCACGAACTCGGTACGCTGATAGCGTTTCTTCTCGTTATCCATATTCCTTGCCTTCCTTATAACATATCTATATGATGTAGATATAAATAAAAAAGCCTTTTTCTACTTTCGGCGATTTTTTCGCACCCTTCCGGTTGAGGGTGCGTTTTTTGTTATAAGGGATCGTTCTCTGAATAAAGCGAGTATATCTTTTCGGGATTATGAAGATCCTGCACTAAAAGTGAATACCCCATACAATCCAACAGATAAAGCAGGAAGGGAAGCTGAATATCCTTACCGCTTCTCGGCTTCACCTTTTGGTGGAATGTGGAATACTTCATGTTCTCGATGCTACGATCTACTATCTCACCGTCAACGATGTTTTCTTCCTTAATATCCAAAAACAACTTGTGCATATTAGTATTACGGTTATACATAGCCGTTTCTAATAGCTCCTGCGGTGTTACGGGTGTCGGGTTAAAACCTTCCATATAGTTATTCCTCCTTTATCTTACCTTTAAGCCAGGTATCTAAATCCCTATCCATTTCTTCAAACGGAACATCAAATTGCTTCACTCCGTCAATAGGGTAGTCCTTGCCCTCGTACTGAAATACCAATCTACCGCCCATGTGCTTCGCCAGGTTGCAAAGCCGCAGCTCCGTATCTGAATAGGTAAAATCGTATATATGCTTCTTAAAATACCGTCCTGCACTTCCCTTAAATATCGGATCAGGCTCAAATGAGCGTATTCCCTTCTCATATAACCGTTCAAATATAACTTCCTTCAGCCTTGCCATACCTTCACTTCCTTTTCTTCAACTGTCCGGTATACGGATCTTTGTAAACGGCGTTCTTCACTCTCCTGCCTTTTCGATACCCTTGCTTCGGCCTGCCCCTCGGTTTCTTATCAGTAGTCCTGCTCACTTCAAACGGTAACGGCTCGTCCTCTTGTGTGATAACCATATCTGAATTCCCCGTGTCGTCAGCAGGATTCATAACAACTATGATGTACCCAAAATACTTCGCTACCTTGTATAGCGTAGCAACGGTAACATCGTTCTTCTCCGTAAGGCCCGTTAAACTTGCAGCGTACTTATAACCGCATTTATTAGCTACATCTATAAGCGGTGTTTCTCCCCTTAATGTCAGCAGGCGTTCAATTACATTCGTTCCCCTCATGAAACATTCCTCCTTTTCAGCCTTCATATGTCGTCATAATAACTCACAATTTTGTGTTTCACAAGTGCATCAACCCGAAAATTTGTAGCCTTTTGAATTTTTGCTTAAAAATTAAACAAAAGAATTTGAGGAAAATAGGGGGTGCAATTTTTCTTTACTATTTCAAAGAATTCTAATCAGATAAAATTCACTCTTAACGGCTGAATCAGGATCAGGGCAAATTCGCAGAATTTCACAAAATTTTGGGTATTTTAAGTGAAAAGTGAGTTTTTTGAACGATTTTTCCTATAAGTTCTCCCTATATAGGTAGGTTGGCTTTGTATTTGAGAAACTTATAGAAAATATCGTCGAATAACAACTATAAAACTAAAAGAATTTTTAACATATTAAACGAGGTTCGTATCTGTTTTTCTACGATATATCTGCAACTTATTGTGAATTTGTATCGTAAAAAGAACGATATTCTTGTAAGAAAAACGAACTGAAGATTTGCTGATCGTCGGTGGGTGGAGAATGGTGGAAAGGGTTGATAAAAAAGGCTTTTAAGGGCTTCGGGTGATTTCACGCCCACCCCCGCCCCCTCTCCGATGCCTGGCAGCCCCTGGGGGTGTCCGGTCAAGTGTACGCCATACACGGACAATTACACCGAATTATAAAACGGGTGTATGTATCAAGTATAGATAACGCTCAAACCCTTTATTTTCAAGGGTTTGAGGGTGCTATACGAATTTGGAAATTCGGCAAAATTATTCTTTTGTGGAATTAGAACGGGTGTATCAATGAAATTTTACAGTTAGGACTGCGCAACTTTTGCGCAACAAATGATTTTCATTTCACTTTCAAATGAAAATATAATAAAACCCTCAAACCTATACCCGACAAGGCTTTCAGCCGATTTTCATTTCAAAATTCAAATGTAACCAAATTATGAATTTGCGCAACTTTTGCAATTTGTTGCGCAACTCATGTAGTATAATTCCATACCATTATATTATACTCAATTATAAACGGCTTTAATTGATTGTAGATTGCCTTGTATGCTCTTTGCTTTAGTGAATGAATATAAATATATACCCGTATAGCTAACAAGGCAATACGGGCTAAATTTGAGGGGTTTGTTATTCCGGTGTTATTACCTGGAATTATGTTATTGTCGATCCTGAATTATAGCAGCAATAATAACACCCGCCTATTATAGCGGGTGTATATATCATTTTGACTTTTTAACAATATCTGAAATTATCCAAAAGGGAAACAATAGCAGTAATAACAATTCAATCATGTTTTGCTCCTCCTACCTGGTATAATTCACCGTTGATTATTACTTCTACATTATAGCCGGCGGTGATAGCATCTTCTATTACTCGCGTGATTTCTTCGACGGTGTAAACCTTGTTATTATATATCATGCGGTAATACCTCCATTTTGAATTGTATACACGGCGGCTATCAACTCGACACCTGAATTATAAATGTGCCCGCGTGCTTTTTGCATCTGATTTATCATATCTTTGTGCTCGCGTGCGTATGCTTCCGAGTAATCAACGGCGGCGGGTGTCGGTGTATAATTGCGCTTTTTAAGTGCTACTATCATGCACGCGGTTTTGTATACTGCATTATATATCGCTTCAGGGATAGCAGGCGCGGCGGGTGTATTGCCGGCGGTATCTTCTACCGCTTCAGGCGTGCTCGTATCGGGTGCAGTGTCCGGTGTAGGATCTTCAGCAGCAACGGGCGCGGGTGCTTCCGTGATGTTATCGGGCGCGGTATCTTCTACCGGTGCGGGTGCGTCCTGGATTACTTCAGCAGGTGCGGCGGGCTTTACCTTGTTAATAATATCTTCTACCTCGTACGGAGTAAACCTAATAGGCAATACAAGCGAATTATAGCCGGTGGCGGTGCTATCTGTAAAAATGATAGGAGCGGCCGTTTTATTATCTTCAAAATTGATTGTATCAGCGCCGCCTTTTAAGGCCGTGTATACATATTCCGGATTTAGTGCAACGGTAAAAATATACTCGTTATCGTTACCGGTGATGTTAAACTCTTTGTAACCGCCTACCGTGCTACTATCGAAGGCAACGATTAAACGATTGCCGGATAGCTTAAACAGGAGCGGCGCGGGCCTATATTTGTTATCAGGATCTTTAAGGCCGCGCATAGCATCAACGAATGATAGCAGCTCCTTGTTATCGAATGTTATACCGCGGCGGGTGCTATTAGTATTATAAATTGCTTCAAGGTTTATAAAATTGCCCGCGAGTAATCGCGCATAAAATACCGCGCCGGTGTCCGATGTGATACGGGCGTACTTTTCACCCGCTTCGATTGTTACGGCCTTTTTAAGCCCTCCAAACGCAAGCACGGCCGCCGGTATATTTATACTAACATCGCGCGCGGTGTCGATCTGGTAACGAGTAGCGCGAAAACCGTCGCACGCTTCAATATAACCGCCGCCAATATGTAAACCGGTTAAAATAGGGCGGGTGGTGTCTTTGCTCGCATAGTTTGCAATATGCTTTAGGATAGATACATCAACAGTACAAACGGGCGCGAACTCGTCAACGGGTAAATCATAGCAATCTGTATTAGTGGCAATCTCACCGCCGGCAAAAATGCCTGATTTACTTGTATAATCCAAGGCGGCGGGGGTGTATGTTTTGCCGGTATCCTGTAAAGCTGCTTCTACTTCAGCGGTGAAAAGTATTGATGCGTCGTCATTAAATGCGACTATAGCACCGGCGGGCGTAATGTATGCCGGTATCATGCTCTTCTTTGTGATCTTCTTAGCGATCTTTGCAACTTCTGTATTTTTCATGGTTTAAGCCTCCTTATTAATAATGTTTTCGAGTGTTTCCAGAATCTTCTTAAAATCCTCTGTTATAAAATGCGGGTATTTTTGCGCTATTTCTTCAACGGTGTGATGCGAGTAATAGCATAAAGTATCTTCTATTGTTTCCAATTCTTCAGGGGTTATAGTGTATTTTTTCATTGTCGAATACCTCCTATTTTATCCGGTAATTTTTCCGGTTACTAAATCGACTTCGCAGGAATTACCAACGGCAAAATGTCCGTTATTATCGCGGGCGTACTTTGTAACCCTTACTATTTTGTGATCCTCATTCCAGGTATCACCAACTTCATAGAAGCAATCACCGTAATTTAAGGCGGTAACATTTCCAACTATATCGCGCTCGCGGTAGCCGCCTTCCTTTTGAATGATATTTAATGCTGCTTCTTTTACTAATACAACGCCGGTATACTTTGCGCCGATCTTATAACGGTTTACCACCGTTAAAATATTTTCGCGGGTGTATTCCAGGTGCATATTATAAAATTCACGCTCAAAGGTAGAATTTCTATAACTTGATGTTATCGGCGTGCCGTCCTTGCAATATGAATGTATAACATCATACTGTGTATCAAGATACATACCATTTTCTAAATCTACAGTATAAATGGGCTTTTTGAGCGGTGCGCCGGTGCGCTTGTTTTCCGTTCTATAATGCCAATGTCTACCCTGTAAAAACTCGAAAAACATATTGTATGTTTTGCCGTCATACATAATATCTATGTTTTCGAGTACGCGCACACGGTGATTTTTAATATCCGTGCTGATATTAGCATCTTTACAACCCATTTCTAATAAATACAAATTGTTTTTCATTTTGTTTACCTCCTTTTATTATGCCGTTATCGGCGGGTTGTTTTACTTGCCTTAATTGTACTTTGTATGGTACGCAATTACAACTATACATAATAACTAATTCCGTACCTTCTAAATTATGCAATTTGCATACTTTTAGTGGTACGCAATTACATATATAATAAAAGCAGGTTATAAACCAATAATTAAATTTTGGAGGTATTAGATATGAAAAATTTTTCAAACCTTGAATTAAAGGCAATCTATGACGGTTTAAACAACGGCTTGGAGTATAGCCTTGTTACAATGGAGCACGGCGGTTATATACACGGCCGTATTTATAAATCCGGTGATTATATTCATTATCAGGTTCACGGAAGCAGCACAATTAGTAACACCGTTGAAGATCTGAAATGGTTATTAACGGTATTATTCAAGGGCTTTGATGATGTAACGCCGTCGGTATACTCTTATGAGATATTCAATTCTGTAGATTTAACCGGCCGGTATCATTCTATTGATGTTAGCCGTTATCATGACGAAATACCCGAAACGATATATAACGGTGAATTCTATTATAAGATAGCAAACGGTAAAGCATAACACATAAACGCACCAATAACGCCCGCCCGCCGGCGGGCTTTTTTATTGCCTGGAATACATCACGCGCCGCCGCTCGTAGCAGGGGCGGTTATTACCTGGAATTATCAGCAACGGCCGCCGGTGATATAATGTCGATATTATGCGAGTATTGCCGGCTCGCGATCCCGTGGAGCTGCTACCACCCGCCCCAATTTGTTATACTTTTGTAATATTATCAAAGCGTAACACCGCCCACCGAAGATCTCATTTTTACATATTTGTAAATTCCATTTTCCATTCCACCCGCCCGCTCGCCTGCGTGTGCGTGCAAAAGTCGAAAGTCGAAAGTCGAAAGTCGAAAGTCGAAAGTCGAAAATGCGTTCCACAAATTGTACTTTAATATTGAGTTCGGACTTCTTGTGGTATACAATTACGCTAATGGAGGTACAATACTATGTCAGATCGAATTGTAGAAGTCGGAAACTATGTAACGCTTGAAGAATATGCAAAGCGTCATGGCATCACCGTCGGAGCGGTAAGACAGAAGATTAAGCGTGGCTATCTTCCGTGTAAGCGATTAGGCACGGGTAGGCGGTGCATGATCCTGATACGAGCTAACGAGCCGTGGGAAGCACACAAGCCAGGTGTGAAGAAGGGAAGCAAAGTCGCACATCGTCGTACGAAGGCTGAAATGGAAGAATACCGTAAGCAGCAGGCCGAAAAGTCGAAAGTCGAAGGTGGTGAAAATGACGCTTAAAGAATTCTTATATTGTGCTACAAGCACCGTTCAGATAGTCGAAGGGCCTGACGAAAACTACGCAACTGTTTTAATAGTTCCGTCGGAAGGGATTGACGAATGGAATGACAATATAGCACCCGAATTCTTGAATCGTAAGGTGTGCTTGTTTAGTGCAAAAGCTGAAGATGTTATAAAAGTTTATCTTGAAAAGGAAGGTGCGGTATGACACAAACTACCTGGATTGCCGATACTTGCCCGAAGTGCGGTGTGAGCAAATATAACTTCTTCACGGTGATTAAAGGTGCTAACGGTGAACGCACCAAGCCGTTAGGAACATGGAATTATTGTCCGGCGTGTGGTGCTGATTTACGGGGTAAGAAAGTCGAAGGATAGAATGATTAAAGGGTGATGTTACTCACCCTTTATCTTTGCCAAAGTCGCACCTTCAATATGTATCTCTACTTCTCTGCCGTCAGGCTTCCTGCACTTACCCTCGTACTTCCAAATACGAGTACGCTTATCCCATGTACCCTTCAGATGCACGATGCTTAATTCTTCTCGTTTGAGATAGTCGTGAATGTTCATGTCTGTTCACCTTCCGCATTATCAGGTGTGATAAACTCGTTGATGTTGTACCTAATTTCGCTAACCTCACCCCTTGCTATCTTGATCGTGATAGTCGCATAGTCGATATAATCTGTATTATCCAAAACGCTCTTTAGCTTGTTTACGATAGCATCTTTACTATGATTTGCATTTATACTCATTCTTCTTCACCTGCCTTTTTACCTTTCATTAACTTTTTGATACTATCCTCAATGTATTCCAGGTCGCTTTTTGATATAACCTGATTGCTATATAGCACACCGATAAGAAGATTTACTCTGTGTTTGGTTTCTATCCACTCGCCTGGCGTTTCTGATAACTTTATACCTTGCTCAACACCGTCTTTGAAACCCTCATTGTATGCCTTATACTCTACTTTGCTTGTTTCTACTGTCGGGGCATTGTCGATTTGATATAATGGAACACACAAATCTGTTAATGCTCCGTTATGAATTTGACAAGGAATTGCACATTTTTTCAGTTCTGAACGGCTGATTAAATCTCCTTGCGGTCTTTCTTCAAGTGCCTTGATTGCAAAGTCAAGAGCCTGTCTTTCTTTCCGTGTTGTTCTATCAAAACTACCAAAGACAAGCCCTTTCAAGACTTCAATAACTTCTTCATTTGACATATTATCTGTTGTCATTTCATTGTTCATTCTTCTTCACCTCTTTGTATCGGGGCATTATCAATAATCTCGTCAAACACTTTAAGAAGTGAAAAGTTAGTTGCGTTATTCTCGTACATAACTTTTCTTGCGTAGTTTTTCAATGCCTCACGGCTTATCAGATCGCCGTGCGGTCTTTCTTCTGCTTTCACTAACTCCTTACGGTTAAAAGTCGGGATCTCGTCTACCTCAAACTGTGGCACTTGCTGATTAAGCCACTTTAAGAAGTCGGCTTCGCTCATACTCCACACTTCCGTTGCGTATATGCCGAATATCTGCTTGAAGATTTCGGCATTCGTTTCGCCTTGTGATCTTTCGTTTACGATAGTCGTTCCCTGACTTTGAAATTTCTGCCAAGCCCTTGTGAATTCAATCATTTTATCTTCTGACATATCGTCAAGTATTAAGGCTTTGAATACAGTCGGGGCATTGTCGATTTCGTCAATAACCGCATAGATCGCATTATTCCAACCATTGTCATACTCGCTTGCAGGGATATTATCTATTCTATCTTCAATTGGCGTTTTCAAAGCATCAGCATCTATTAATCTCATTCTGTATCACCTTCCTTATACGCTTCGGGTAACGGTTGCCATGCCAACATTTTCGGCTCAAAGTCGTGATTTTCAATAATCCCTCTTTGGTCTGCAACCCCTATTCGCCCATTTTCTAATGACACAAGATACTCTCCTTTTTTGTCAGGGAGCTTATCTTTTACCGCTATCCATTCCCTATGTGGTCTTTCAATTTCAACTTCGGATTCGGGCAAAACTAACAACTTATGTGGCTTCTGTAATTCCTTAATTAGTTTTTGCTTTGTTTCTTCGGTAATATTGACATTCATTACGGGAGATACGAAGGTAACTATCGGGGCTTTCTTGATAAGGTCTATAACATCTCTTGCATCTTCATAGGATAAATAAGTCCTACGCCCTTCTATCGCATCTATAAGCCACTTACGGCTGATTAAGTCCTCATGCGGTACTTCCTGAATAGTCGGCTGCAAGTCTAAACGATCACATATCAGATTGACTACGCAGGTCTTACAACTTTTTGTGCCGTTTAAGGTACAAGTCTTACAATGTTCTCTCGATTCGGCTTTTACTTTGTCAGCATCTATTGTTCGCATATCTTCCCACCTTCCTTTATATTCAGATACCCGCCACCTTCATTCTTGCTTCCGCAAACCGGACACTTATCAGGTATGGGATCTATCGCAAATCGTATGATGCCCGTATTGCAAGCAGGACACTCGATATAAACTCTCGTAGGCTTATACCGCTCTACATACCATTTAGCCATTTCTGCACTCCCTCATTAAGTCGCTTACCCAGGTGCTTTCAGCTTCACCGTCTAAAGTCGTACCGCATCTGCAAGTCGTAGGTGCTTCCGAGTTCAAATCCACGATCTCACAAGCCTTACACAACGGACACCGCAGATACTTCTTACGCTTCGTTTTCTCGCATAGCCACTTCATTTATCTACTCCCTTCTTAATATTTGATATTCAGATTCCCGTGTTCATTTATCCAATCAATAACTTCCTTGTAGCCTAAACCACCACGATCCTTCGGACGCATAATATAATCGTACTGTTTTGGGTGCGTTTTCTTCATTCTCATGAATCTATCATCATTCTTCATGTGGCAACCAAAACCGCAAAACATACAACCCGTTCTATCACAACCCGTAGTTTTCAGCGATCTGGTATCATCAGCTAAACCGAAGTCGGAAATATCCATTTGTCCGGCAAAATCTTCGTCATAATCAACGGTTATATCTCCGTAAACCGAACAGATTTCCAAGTTATTATCCTTGATGTAGTGTAATATGTCCTGATTAGTCCAAAACGCCATAGGGGTACTTACGGGAGATTTCATTTCAAAGCCGTTGCAGCCGTTTTGTAACCACTTTTGCGTTCTTAATCGTGATTCTTCTGCCATAGTCGCAAGTATAGGTACTCTACCCGTTTCTTTGCCGTACTTATGAGCAGGGGCTTTTTTCATCACATTACAACACTTGTTTGAGATTTCAAAAGGTGCATCAAGGAAGAATTTATACTTCTCCTGGCTATACAAAGACTTATTAGGGATAAGCCCCGTCTTGTGTGTTTTCGGGGGTAGTTTTCCCAACAGAATCAGCAGCCGTTCGTTGCTCCCGCCCTCTCGATTTGCCATTTTTCGCTTTAGCGTACTTTCCAATTCCGCAAAGTTTATCGTAGAAGTAAGCGTACTTGTACTGTCTGTCTGTCTGTCTGTCTGTCTGTCTGTCTGTCTGTCTGTCTGTCTGTAAGATCGTGCCGCTTGCCACAAGCTCTGTCAAGTATTTTCTTGCTCCGTAAACACATTCCGATACCTCTTTACTGATAAACGGATAGCCGTACTTTTCTATTACTTGTTTAAAATTCATGGACGGCTTTAACCAAGTAACATTCTCAAACTTCTTCACAAACTCTCTGATTTCAGGATATTCCAAGCCCGTATCTACAAAAACGGCTTTCATATCGGGATAAATCTCTCTTGCTATGTGAAGCAATACGGTGCTATCCTTACCACCTGAAAACGATACATAAACACCGTCTATACCGAATTCATTTACCCATTCACGAATTCTCTGTTGTGTCATTCGCACCTTTATATTCAGGGGTAGAGATTGTCTTTGCTTCAAATCGTCTATCGTATGTAATGCCATTTACTCACCCCCTACTATTGATTTAAGCGATAAGCCCTTATATACCCTTCCTGAAGGCTCGTTGATGCACATATCGTAGAATTCAGGGTGTCGTGCCATTTCGTTTACAAACCGCTTTGACGGCAATATACGCCCGTGATTTTGCTTCACCCACGATATGAAGTGCCTATACAAGTCGGCAGCCGTAATCTCGTAATCACCGCCCCTTACAGAATTACGCCCCAAGAAGATGCCTACATCGTCATTCTCACTCTCGTAAGCTGATATGATAGTCTGCATATCGTTGCTCATGGATAATCCCCTCTGCTCGTATTGCTGATAGCCGTACACAAGCCAATTGAAGATCCCGCTCATGTTTTCTTCCTGCTCAAACTGATTTTTCAAAGTCTTATCCTGCTCGCTATCAGCAAAGTGCCTATCGAACGAGATAACCCTTAAACGCTCTGAATTAAAAAGGGATTTATCAGACACTTCCGGCAAGTCGTTACACGATAGCCAAATAGTGAATTGCGGTATGAATGTTACGGGTGCTGAAAACAACGCTCTTGCGGTTATTGCTTCACCGCCCGTAATCTGCTTAATCTTTTCTTCGTCAAATTTGCCGTATTCTGCCGATTCAGCCATTGTTACAAACCTACGGCCTTTAAGTGATGCAAGTACGGGTGATGCCTGCTCTGTACTTACCGATGCACCGTTACGGCATATAATGCCTACGGGAGCTGCGGTAGCATACGATCCTAACATACGCTCTACGGTATTCAGCAGGGTACTCTTGCCGTTCCTGGTCGTCTTACCGTAAAGAATAAACATACATTCTTCGTTTGCCCTGCCAAGCAACGAGTAGCCTAATGCACGATTGAGGTAATCAATCTTATCAGCTCTCCCGTTGCATACTTCCGATATGAACTGTTCCCAACGCTCACACTTCACTTCCTTGTTAGGCGTGTGAGAAAAGCGTGTCTGCATCGTCAGATAGTCCTTCGGGTTATGCTCATGAAAAGAAAAATCTCGAAGATCGTAAGTGCCGTTCTTACAGTTTATAAGGTACTCGTTCTTATCGAATAACTCTGCTGAAGTCGCACAACACGAAGTAGCATCGTCCTTAATTCTATTACGGAAACGCCTATCCTGCGTTCTCAATACGAACTTTGAATAATCGTCCTTACCGCCGTCTGTAATCTCTCTCGCATAGCAAGCAAGAAGTCTTACGAATGTTTTAAGCATCTCCGATACGAGAATTCCCTGCTCGTCCTTTACCCAACGGCCTTCTGAATAGATAACCCACGATTTCCACTCCGGTACATATCGGGCTTCTTCGCCGTATATTTCGTTGAATAAGTCGGAAAGTCCAAGCTCGTTATACTCGTAGGCTAACTCACCCTCACGGAAACGCAGATGCGGTTGTATAGCACAAATCTTTTCGTATTTAAGCTGCGTAGCTTCGTCTGTAAAATTCACTTCTCTACCTCGATACCCAAATAATCTACGCTCATGCTATGGTCTATTTCCTTCTTACAACGAGGACAAATAAGATAACTCATTTGCCTAAATCCCGTTGCCTGATCCTCACACTCGACTACCATTTTGGTCTTACAATGAGGACAAGTACGCTTCTCGTTCCAACATTCAATCATTGTTAGTCATTCTCCTTTTCTGTTATCCACCGAATTATCGGCTCGCCTTTATAACCCTTATCCCAGATGTACCAAGCGT